TCTAGTGTTTTTCTCTTATGCTTTATATTTATACTATTTATCAATGCTTTAATTACTTTAGCATCTCTAAGTGCAGCTATGACAACTCCAAGACAAGCTGGATATATGGAATCTGAGGAGTATGCGGATATACCATTAGAGCCAAACCAGATTATCTATCTGACATCTGGATGGTATCAGAGTCACTGGTGTTATACGCTATTCAGAGACTACGCGGCAGCTATGATTTATGGCAAACCGTTCTATGCGGCGGCGCTTCCCTACCAATTGTCTATCAAAGAAAAACTGCTTGACAGAAATCAAGTCGAGTCGGATATGATGAGCTCCGATTTCAATGAGATATCTTGGATTATGGAAATGTGTGCAGAGTTTTGGTCTGGCGCAGATGGAGCAATCTATTCATATGAAGACATAGCTCCGGCTCGTAGAATAAAATATGCATTTTTCCCGTCGAAAATCGCGGGGCTGATTTCTGACAAGCGTGTTCGTATTCCCGCCAAAATGCATAATGAAATACGCATCGTATCTGCCGACATTGCACTGATGCAATCAACAGGTAAGGCTGGAAATAACGACGCTACATCGGTTATTGTAAATCAGATGTTGTTAAGCGACAAGGCGAGAAGCACCAAGAAAATTGTTTATGCAGAAAACTTCGAGGGATTACGTACGGAAGAACAAGCGCTTGAGATTAGGCGCCTGATCGCAGACTACGATGCCGATTATGCAGTTGTGGACGGACGAGGAATTGGTCTTCCTATTGTTGATGCTTTAATGGCGGATATGTATGATCCTGATACAGGAGAAACGTATTGCGCTCTTGGATGTATTAACAATGACGAGATACACAAGAGATGCAAGGTTAAAAACGCTCCAAAGAAGCTCTGGGTTGTTATGGGAAACCCCGATTTTAACAGCCAGTGTGCTCTTGGGCTAAGAGAGGAGTTTCGTCAAGGAAACATTCAGCTTCTTAACGACGAGGAAGATTTTGAGACCGACTTTAGCTCCCTGACTGGATACTCTCGATTAAGCGTAGAGGACAAGTATAGAATGAAAGCAGCGTACATCAATACAAGTTTGCTTATTCACGAGCTTATCAACCTTGAGACAGAAATAAAAGGTAATTTTGTTCGCGTAAAAGAAAAGAGCGGAATGCGCAAGGATAGATACAGCTCTCTGTCCTATAACATTTACGTGAGCAAATTGATTGAAAAAGACTATGCGACTGATAAAAATCGCAAAGATATGTCTGATTTAATAATGCAATTCAGACAACCAGAAATTAGAAAGAAACATTGAAAGGAGGTGTAGTGATGTCTGAAGAAGTAAAGAAAGTGTCTGCTGAGACGCCAGACAGGCGTTCCGAAGAAGCAAAGTATGCGGCATTGTTTGCGAGAGAACTTGCCAAGGCTTTGATTTACGACCCCACCAGATCGAATACGAGAACTAACAGAACATTTACTGGTACATATTCACAAGAAAATCTATATTCGTATCTGCAAAACCCTACTCAAAACGAAAAAAACCTAAGGAACGCAAGCGAGTATATGTATAACGCAAATACGCGTTACTACAGACTGGTTCAGTATTACGCTGGTATTCCGACATACTCGTATGTTATCACTCCCTTGAATTTTGACAGAACAAAAGTAAAGCGTGAGACTTTTAGAAAGCAGTACATTAAAACCGCAAACAAGTTGGAACTTATGAATCTGCGCGAGGAAACGCGAAAGCAAATCAATATTGCGCTAAGACGCGGCGCGTTCTATGGTGTAAGATGGTTTGACTCGTCCAGTAGCTTTGTTCAACAGCTTAATCCAGATATGTGCCAAATCACATCTATTTCCGATGGCGTGTTTTTGTATAGTGTTGATATGAGCCAAATTAAAAAGGAAAATTTGGACTGCTATCCTCCTGAATTTGCAACGATGTATTCTGCGTACGAGAGTACGGGACAAAAGTGGCAACCTGTTGATGCATCCATTTCTGTGTGTGTCAAGGCAGATCCTTCTACCCCAGAATACAGTTTGCCTCCTTTCTGCGCGGTATTGCCACAGCTATACGTAATCAACGACACACAGGCTTTGCAAGAAGCCTCTGATGAACTTGATAACTATAAGTTGCTTGCCGGCGAAATTCCCACGGACAAAGACGGCGTACCGATTATGACATATGGAGATATGCTCGATTACTATAAGCATATTGCAGGTAATATCGGAGACCGTGTTGGATTGGCGATTTCTCCATTCAAACTAACATCGGTTGACTTCTCTAAGTCTGCATCGGCAGATGCGGTTGACTCCACGGCAAGAGCCGTTTCAAACTTCTGGAGTGCAAGTGGTACAAACGCATTGCTCCACGGAGCCGAAAACAATACTGCTGGAGTTGTTAAGCTTGCAATCAAGTCTGACGAGATGCTTGTTTTTGGAATGCTCGATCAGTGCGAGCGTCAGATCAACAGGTATCTAAAAACCGCTATGGGCGGTACTGTTAAGTTTAAGATTTCATTTTTGCGCACAACCGTGTTCAACCTCGAGGAAATGATTAAGCATTACAAAGAGGCGATGAACTACGGCATCGGTAAGTCCTATTATATGGCTGCTCTCGATATTCCTCAGTACGATATTGAGGGACTTACATATTTGGAAAATGAAATCTTGAATGTCGATGAGATTTTGACACCGCTCAAAACGGCATCGACTCAATCCGCAGATGATGGCGGTGAAGCTGGAAGACCACTCTCCGATGAAACAGATCTCGAAGAAGAGGGTGCATCCACGCGAGACAATGACACTAACGCCAATAGATAAGGAGTGAGTGTTATGAAAAATAATTTTATTAAGGTTGTAAACCCAGATGTAGCCAATAACTTGGTTGCTCTGGGTTTTCAATATATCAAAGAGCAAAATGTTTTTGTGTTCCCGTACAGCGATGAGATTATGGTTGTTCTCCAGCGACAATATTCGAGCCCGCAGTTCGTGACGGAAAACAAGCTCAGATTCTAAGAAAGGAGGAGAAAGATGGCAAAAAGATATACAGTAGAGTTTAACGCAAAGGTTACGCCCGTAAAGCCTTTGAATGACGAGTTCACGCTTTGTAAGTGTTATGTAATGGCACTAAATAAAAACAGGAATTTATCATTCATCAGCAAAGACGCGGCAGACGCTGCACTCCCTACTCTTTTCAACATCCCTGTCATCGGACACCTATATGTAGACGATGAAGGTAAGTACCATATGGGCGGTCACGATATGACTATTGTTCAGAACGCGGACGGTCAGTTTGAGTTCAAATCAATCTGCGTACCTTATGGCGTAGTTCCGCAGCAGGACAATATTCACTACGAGGACATTCAGGAACCTAATGGCGATATTCATACCTACATTGTGTCGGACGTTATCCTCTGGACTGGAAGATTCCCCGAGTTGCACGAGGCTGTTTACAGCGAAGAGACATATTTCGGTCAGTCTATGGAAATCAACGTAAACGACTACGCGCCTCTTGAGGAAGACAAAAACTACACCAACATCCTCAGCTATACTTACTCGGCTCTATGCCTACTTGGGAAGTCTGATAACCCGGACGAGCATACCGAACCCTGCTTCCCTATGTCTCGTGTAGACCCGTATGAGTTCTCGCTTGATGATGATAAATTCTCGGAGCTGATGTCGCAACTAAAGAACGAACTCGCGTTCTGTTTCGACGGCAATGCTGGGAAGAAAGGAGAAGGTATGGAAGAAACCAAGAACACTATGTCTGAACAGACAGAGACCACAGAAGCACCTGTAGAAAACTTTGAAGGCAATACAGAAGGTGCAGTAGTTCCAGAAGCAGAGGTTCCTGCAACAGAGCCTCAGACCGAAGCTCCTGCGGAGCCCGAAGGTTCTTTTGAGAACGAGAATGAAGGAGAGCCCGCGGCTGATCCTGTTAGTGAGCCCAAGGTATTTAACGCTACATATAAGGAAAAGCGTGAAGCGCTTCGTAATGCACTCCCCGAAAAGTCCGAGGTAGACGAAGAAGGTAATGTCATCCACTCTGTGTATTACTGGGTATGCGACTTCGATGATACTCACGTCTTTGTTGAAAAGTGCGAGTACAAGAGAGAGTCTGGTTATACCGAAGTAAAGGGTCGTTATGCTTATACATTTAACGACGCCGACAAGACCGCTACTGTAAGTGGC